CTCTTCGAGGAACTTCCGCTTCTCGCCGTCCGGAACGCTCTCGATCTCCGCGATCCGCAGGGCGAGCGCGGTGATGAGCATCCCGTCGCGCCCCGCCTTGAGCACCGAGGCGGCGCGGACCTCGTCTGCGCCGGTCATGAGCCGAAACAAGACCTTGCGCCCGTCGCGCGGGAGCTTGGTCTCGAACCGGTTCCCGGCCTTGAAGGCGGCCTTCGCTTCGGGCGAGAGCGGCCGGACCGGGAGGTCTTCGAGGTTCAGCGTCCACTCGAACCGCTCGCGGCAGCCCGCGCTCTGGCACTGGACGCTGAAGGCGTACTCGTCGCCGAAGGTCAGGGCGCGGATCTGCAGCAGCGCGTAGAAGCGGTCCGCGACGAGCACCTTCGACCAGTCGAGCGGCGTGCCGTCCAGCACGTCGTAGATGCCAGGGTCGGTGGTCGCGAGCCAGCAGCCCGAGAGGATCTTCTCGAAGGTCGAGCCCGCGCGCGCGGCAGCGCGGTCGGCGAGGAGCTTGCCCTCCTTGCCCTTTAGGCCGCGGATCTCGCCGGCCAAGCCGGACGGACAGACGATGGTCGTGCTCATGGGAACCTCACTCGACGAGCTGGAAGAAGTCGTAAGTCAGGGTGACGCTCTCGATGACGTTCTCGTCGGCTTCGTTGTCCCAGGCGCCGGCCACGAACTTCACGGGCCAGACCCCGGTCAGCGACCAGCGGCGCAGCGTCGAGCCGTCCCGGTCCTGCTGGACGATGTCGAGGTTGCGCTTGAACTCGGGCTCGTTGAGCCCGGCGTTCGCGGCCGCGTCGGCGACCTCCGACAGCCAATCGAAGAGGTCGTGGTCCTGGGTCGCGCCTCGCTCGAGCGTCACGTCGGCGAACTTCAGGCGGCCTGGACTCTTGTTCGGGATGAGCGCGCCGCCCTCGTGGTACTCGACGTTCGCCACCTCGATCGAGAGCTCCGAGCACTTCTGGAACCCCGCGCTCGCGACGCCGTCGATCTCGACGATGAACTTGAACTTCTTGTGGAACGTCCTGGGAGTGCCGATGACCGTCATGGTCCCTCCTACGAGGCCTTCGCCAGCTCGGCCTCGAGGGCGCGAGTGTCTTGCGAGAAGCGAAGCACGATGAACTCTGCGGGCTTCGCTGTGGCGAGCCCGATGCGCCCGATGACCTGCCCCGAGAAGACGACCGACGGCGGGTTCAGCGCCGGGCCGAAGTCGACGAAGAATGCCTGCTTCGGTTCGTTGGACGAGAACGCGCCGTTCTTGAGCTGGATGAGCAGGAACGCCGTGACCGTACGCGCGAGGGTCGCGCGTAGGGCCTCGGTGTTGTTCTGGTGCTTGGCGAAGAGGAGCCCCAGCTTGAGCGACTGCTCGATGAAGATGACGCCGCGCCGCTCTGCCACCGTCGGGAAGTTGCCGTCGCCCTTGAGCGTGCGCGCGCCGTCGATGTGGCGCGGCGCGCCCGGAAAGACCGTGAGCGGGTTGATGCGCTTGGGGAAGACGAGGTCACGCTTGGCCTCCTCGAGGACCTCGCTCGTCTCGAACCCAAGCACGCCCAGGAGCTGCCCCTTCTCGATGCCGGCAGGCGGGGTGTAGACGCCGCCCGGGCGTGCGCTGTCGGTTCGCGCGTAGACGCCCGCGATGTGGCCGGAGGGCGGCACGGTGATCTCCGAGGCGTTCCCGAAGACCGCCTTGGAGGGGTTCATGATCTTCACCCGCGGCCAGTAGATGGCCGCGAACTCGGAAAGCCCGAGGAGCGCCGCCGTCGACTCGACGTAGGTCACGATGCCAGGCGCCGACTGATTCGCGGGCGGGTCGAGGATGGCGAAGCAGCCCTTGTCGCGGGTCACCTCGCAGTAGCTGATCATCGCGTTGTGGACGGCCGAAGTGGAGCGGCCGGGCACGATGAGCAGGCTCAGGTTCTGGACGGTGTTGAGCGCGTAGAGCCCGGTCTTGCCCGCGGGGCTGCCGACGAAGTCCGTGTCGGCGAGGCTCGTGAGTCCGTCGTCGCCGCCGGTGAGCGGCCCGAAGGTCCCGGCCGCGGGGATGTCCCCAGGCGAGGCCGTGGCCGACTGGAGGTCGGTGACATTGACGAGGGTCGAGCCTCGGTCGGCGTTGTTGATGACCGTCTCGACGTAGTTCGGCTTCGTTGCGTCCATCGAGAGGTTCGGGAAGACCTCCGCGATGAGCCCGTTGTCGAGGACGGTGAGGTTGAACTCGCTCGCCGAGCCGCTGGTCGCGGCTGCGATGAGCACCTGGATATCGTTGGCGTAGGCGCCATCCCACTTGGCGTCGACCTTGAGCGTGTTCTGCGGCGTCTGCGCTCGGTCTTTGAGGGTGAGCGTCGCGGCAGCAGACGTCTTGCTCGTCGCAGTCGTCACGTCGGCGTAGTGGACCGTGCGCACCACCCAGAGCGTCTGCCCGCCGTTGGCGAAGAAGGCGTTCACGGCGAGAGCGAGGTCGGAGTTCTGGGTGAATGCCCCGAAGGTGGTGACGAACTCCTCGAAGCTATTGCAGAGGACCGGCTGGCCGACCGGCCCGCGCTCGGTGATGCCGACCGCGCCCAGCACCGCCGTCGGCAGCGCAGGGACGTTCCGGATGCGAGGCTCTTCCTCGACGATGACGACCTTGGAAGCGAGTAGCTGGGCGCCCATCTATTCCTCCTTCCCCGCGGGCTGCGCGGTAGGGACCGGAGCGGGGCTCGGCGTGGTGTCGGGCACCTGCTCGACGACGCGGACGTGGCCCCGCGCGATGGCCGCCCGGACCTCGGGCACGTCCAGGAGGCGCGTGGGCAGTCCCGCCCGGCGTTCGAGCGCGAGCAGCGTGAGGGAGCCCGGCGCCTTCTTCTCGACGCGCCGCTGGGCGCGGTCGCCGGTGCGGGGGTTCTCGTCGACGACCAGGACGGCCAGGTCCGCGCACTCACAGACGCCCGGACGGCAGTAGGCGTCGTGGTCCAGGTTGAAGACCTGGATCTGACGCAGACGGCTCTCGAGGGTCACGGGCATCGGTCTCTCCTCATGGGTCGGGGTTGCGCCCGATGGGCAGGCTGGGACGGGTCTGCTGCGGCTGCACCACGACGTCCTCGACGCGCGCGCCGCGCTCGATGACCGAGTCGTCCACGACTCCGGCGAGGTCTTCTAGGTCGAAGCCGCGGATGACGAACTTCCCGGAGAAGCTCCGGACGTTGGACTCGTTCGGCTGGCTGGTGACCTTCAGGTCGCCATCGGGCGTGAAGTCCATCTCGTAGCGGACCTGACCGGTACCGAGGTCGGCGGAGTCGCGGTCCATGTCGAGGAACTTGTTCCTGTGGAAGAAGAGCTGCGCCGAAGCCATCAGGTTGAGCAACTCGAGCGTGTGGTCGGAGGCGCCGACGAGCGTAAAGCCCAGGTCCACCGTGTAGGGGACGCGGCGGCGGATGAAGCCGTCCGGGCCGGCCGGGGCCTCTGGCATGCGGTTGAGGGAGAAGAAGCGGTCCTCGGCGAGCTCGGGGCCGACGAGGACGAGCGCCGGGTAGGCGGCGATCTGGGCGAGGTGCAGCTCCTCGCCGGTGTCGGCGTCGAAGTCGGTCTGGACGGTGAGGACGACGTTGTCGAGGACCTGGCGCTTGATCTCCCGGATGAGCGTGCGGACCAGCCGGGCGAGGTCGCTCTCGGGGGTCAGCAGGCCAAGGGCGTAGGCGAACCCTGCGGCCAGGGTGGCTGCCTCGCCGGGGATGGGTTGGCCCGCGTCGTCGAGGTTGCGGACCACGACGTTCGCCGGCCCTGCATCGCCCACCGGAATACGGCAGGTGAGCTGGTCGGCTGCCACGACGCGCACATCGGTGGCGCGCCTGCCGCCGACCTCGACAGCCACGGTCGGCTCCGGCATCGGCGCTGGTCCACCATCCGGAGGGGGAGGCGGCAGCCGAAAGCCAGAGCCGCGCAGCTCGACGAGCGTGCGCCCGCCGGTGGGTCCGGTAGCAGGGGTGATGCTGCTGAGCGTCGGCGTCGGCATCCTTCTCTTCGCAAACGAAAAAGCCCCGGCACCACCCGTGATGGGCAGTGCCGGGGCTTGAGTTCCTCAACGACCCGGGGGCGCGGACCTTCCGCTACCTCAGACGAGTATATGGAAGCTCCATATCTTCGTCAACGGGTGTCGTGGGCGCGCGGTTACGTGGCGGAGGGCTCCCCCGCCTTCGCCTCCTGGGCGCCGTCGAAGGACTGC